TCCTCTGTCATAAATGAACCTGTTATTTCGGAAGATAGCCCAATGTCGGTTGTAACCCTAGCTCTATAGTAATAGCGAGTACCAGTCTTAAGTCCTGATAAGTC